ATGGAAAGGAGATGCTAGTTCAAATTTAGATTTAATTGATGAAATAGAAAATCTTAAAGAAATGGATAAAACTTTAGCAAAAATATCAGATAGAGAATTTTTTAAAGAACCTATTTTAAATGATGATAGATTTAAAAATAAAAAGATAATATTAAAGTCAATAGAAAAAACAAAAAATAATATTATAAATAAAGATTTATCTAATTTAAATACAAGTGAATTAGAAAATTATATTAAAACTTTAGATGAATTACCTAAAGTAATAGATTATTTTGGACAAAAATATGGTACTGATGCTTCTTTATTATTTGGTGAAGTAGATGTTTCTGAACAATCAGAAAAAGCTGAAAAACTATTAGAAATATTAAAAAATTATCAAAAAAGATATGAAGAAGAAACTAAAAAAATACAAAAACGTAAAAGTTTAAAAGATACTATTTTTTCTAAT